GGATGGTAACACTCCTTCTGATAATAATTTTCATGAACCCATTACTGAAGAAAATGGGGAAGAACTATCAGAATCAACAGAGAGCGTGGACAACAATAGAAGAAAAGAAACAGAACTTAAACAAGAAGAAGTACAAGAAGTTTTGGAAGAGGTGGAAGAAACGCCAGAAGTAGAAGAAGAGGTTGAACGAGTTTTTGAAGAAAATCAAAAGGTCGAACTAAAGCCAAGAAAACACACATACGCTTCAATAAGTAAAGTACCAACGACTAAGGTTACAAGACAAAGATAGAAAAAAATCAATCAACATTTGGATATATAAATTTTTATTTGTATATTAGTATAAATTTAGAATTAAACTATGGACGAATTATACGGAAATGAGACAACCTCAAGCTCAGAAGAACTTGAAGTTAGGTATGAGAAGGAGTTAGCAGACGCCGAAAGGAAACAAAAATCAGAGTCATCAGATAAAGACCCTGATAGAAAACACTTTAGGCATTTTGATTATGGAATAGACACTCAAGATAATGTTATTATCATAGAAGGTGAAATCCAATCAGG